GGTATTTGGTTGCGGAGGACGGATTTGAACCGCCGACCTTCGGGTTATGAGTGTTATGCGCTTTTTATTTTTTTAAATAAACAATGTAATATATATAAAAACTATATAATATCTATAAAATTAATATATATTTAAGTATTTTTTTGTTATAATTTTTTTTATAAAACAAATAAAGGAGTTTATTATGAAGTCTTATAAAGATATTGTTTTAGGTGCTTGGGATAAATTAGAAAAAATTGATTTGGTTTCTTCTTTAAGTCCTGAATTTAATATAGTTGATTTAAAAAATAAAGTAGGTATTTTAGACGTTCGTTATAGTAATGCTTATAGTGGTTCTTATCAGAAAATGGCAATTATTGGGTTTGATAAAAAAAATGACTGTTATATTTCTATTGGCGAAATTAAGTTAAATGGTGATTTAAATGTAAATATTACATCTAATAAAAAATCTTTTGCATTTTATCCTGTTGATTATGGTTGCGAAAATTGTAAAGTAGCTACATATAATGATATAAAATGTTGGTTGGGTATATAAATTTTTAAAAAGGTATTTTGTTTTGAAATTAAAAGAAGTTTCTATAATAACTGGTATTCCATATCAAACTCTTTTGAGTTGGCAAAGTAAAAAATTTCCATCTAATGACTGGCGTTCAAAGTTAGTTAAATTTTTGAAAAGTGTTGATCAAAAGAGTTTAGAGATATTTTTTTCTGATAGTATAAAATTAAGTTAATCATTAAAAAATTTAGTTCATTTCTATTTTTATATCTTTTTTAAGCTTTGTATTCTTTACTTGCCTGCTATCTCCTAGTCTTTGCATTATTAGTTTATCGTTTTTGCCTATTATTTCAACTAAGTATTTATTAAATTCTATTTTCTTAATTATTTTTATATCGTTATTTGTTAGATTTTTAAATCTTCCGTTTAGCATTTTTTCACCGCTGTTATTTTGGTTGTAAAATTCTATGTTTATTATCCCTTGCTTTCTTGTGTAGCTCCATTTTTCGTGTATAAATTTGCCATCTTCTAGATCATAAATAAAGCCGTCATCTTTGATTTCAACTTTCCATTTATTGCCTGTACTTGTCATAAAATTAACAAATTGTTTGTTCTCGGTTGTGATTTCCCATTTACCCATTATATTTACGTCTTCGCCAAATTCATAACAAAAAGCATTTATAAAAAATATGAGTATTATTAGTAATTTTTTCATTTGTTGATTTCCTTTTCTAACACTTTTACTTTTAAGCTTGATAAGAAATATTCTTGTTCTATGTCTGATAATTTTTCAAAATATTTTTTTAATTCATCTATTTTTGAAGTATTTTCTTGCTTAGAGTTAATATTTTCCATAATAAAATTATATAGTTTAGGTCTTGACTTTTCCCAGTTGTAGAGAGTTCTTAGCTCTATTTCAAGTAAATTCGCGATCTCTTTTTTTTCCATATTCTTTGAAATTCTTTCATTTTTAATTTTTACTTAAGTTACATTATGAAATAATTTCATTGTTCGTATGAAATGATTTCATATTTCCGATTTTATCGAAAGTATGTAAATTTTGCCCTGAATATGGCATTAAACTATTTTGGCCCCGTTTGGACGAAACACCTTTTCGGGGCTATGTTAAATGGTGTTTCAAATAAATAAAAAAGGTGTTAAACATGCAAATCGTTAAATCTGACTATGATTTAAAATACATTCTAAAAGGTGGTCTTGTAAGAAGTTCAGCTTCTGGCAAGTTCGAAGGCAATGATTACTCTTCTTCAGTGCGCATCTCTTCATCAAATATCTATGACGTTGTCAATGAAAAGACTGGCTTTACTGACGAAGTAGAACAAAAGGTCATCTTTAAAGTTATCTGCCCTGATAACAACACGGCTGGACTTGTAGCCAGTGCTATAAAAGAAAAATTTAGAAAAGGCGAAGAGATACCAGTTGAAGGCGGTTTCCCAAACGATCAAAGAATTATCACAATAGCAAATCCAGTTGAATATTTCCTATTTGATACAAAGTCAGCTAATAAAGCTGATAAGAAACAATAAATTAAAGGGGTTTAGCCCCTTTAACTATTTAAAAAAGAGTGTTTCCTTTTTTAAGTAGTTAAAGACTACTAAATTTCTTAAAAAAAGGATTTCAGATGAAATTTCTTGCTTCTGCTAAATCTAAGGTTTTAGCTGGTGTTGCGGCTGTTAGCGTTCTTTCTAGTAATGCTTTGGCTGCTGGTATAACAATGGCGTCTGACGGCACTGTTACAGGTGATCTTAATGTTGGTCCGTTTATGAGTATCGCTGGTGCTGTTCTTGTTGCTTATGGCGTATTCTTTGCTGTTAAAAAGGGTCTTGGTCTTTTGAAATAAAAGGCTTTTTTCTCTTTGAAATGGTGTTGCCCCTTAATTGGGGCTAATTTTTAAAAAGGTTAAAAATGTATTTTGATTTTATAGACGTTACGAAATTTGGTATATTTTTAAACTCTTTCTTTGGTGCTGTTATAGTTTTCTTTGCAATAGTTTTTTCCATATCTTCAGCTCTTAGCCTTTTTAAAAATTAGCCCTTAAATTTATAGCTTAAAGCAGAGTGCGAAGCAAAGCTTTAAGCCGACAAACGAAGTGCGTCAGGAATGAATAGGAATTAAATAATATGGATAAAGTCTATCTAAATTTAACGCTCGAGCAATATAACTTCTTGATGTCCCTAACTGGGGCATTATGTGGGTTTTTGCTATGTATGTTTATTTTTATAGTCCTATCCAAAATTTAAAAAAAGGTGTTTTAAATGTTTAGTGTTATAGGTGTCCCAGCTTTTGATTACTTCTTTTCTATATTTGTTTGGTTTATAATCTTAACCCTGCCGATCTGTGCTGGCTTAGTCTTATTTACAAAAAAGGCTTTTTAAGGATTTCAAATGAAATTTCTTATAAAACTTTTTTGTCTGCTTAGCTTGTTAAGCTCTTTTTGTTTCTCTTTTGAATTTTCTGATGATGTTAATTATGACGCTTTTAGGGGTCAAAAATTTGAATATTTTGGTGATACTTTTGTTACTCCAAATTTTTTTTATGGTGGATATATTAGGATTGAAAATGATGTTTATAAACTTAGTAATTTTGATAGTCCACCTTTTGAAATATTTAATGTTTCTATATCTAATTTAGGCACTGGTTTTAGATTTTCTTCGCGATATGATCTTATATATGTTTATAATTCTTCTTTCCCAAGTGCTCAGGTTCGCTGTGTTTTTGATGAAAAGGGAGAAGTTCTATCTTGTTCTAATAAAAGTCTTGGGCCACCTGCTAAATTTCATACTTTTTCTTTGGCACTTTATTATGGACTTTGGAAAGTTGCTACTTGTGGTTCTGATGAAAATTTTAATATAAAAACTGAAAAATGTTCCCCTGCTTGTCCAGCTGGTCAGTCTTGGGATATTAAAGAAAGTATTTGTTATTCTGATTGCACTGATAAAGATACAAATAAATTTGGTTATTCAAATGGCACGGCTCAAGGTGGTTGCATTGATTGTTCTAATGCTTTTACTAATGATGATATAGCTAGCTGTATTTGTGCTGGATATGGTACTTCTATGGGTAAAAAAAATGTTTTTTTAAATCCTGATGGTCCTTTTGTTTCGACTTCTTGCGCTGACGGAATGAGTATAACTTTTAAAAAACGTTTAAATGAGAAACCTGACAAAGAAAAAGATAAAGAAAAAGATAAAGAAAATCCTGAACCTGACAAAGATAAGAAAAATGATAACAACTCTACAAATTCAAGCAATAAGGATAATCCAAATCCTGATAAAAAGGACAACAATGAAAACTCAAACAACTCTAGCGGAGAAAGTGGCAACCCTTCAGATAATAATAGTGGTGGCTCTTCTGGTAATGGTTCTAGTGGTGGCGGTGGGGCTGGTGTAGAAACAAAGCCAAATCCTAATAGTGGTAATGGCAAGCAAGACGGAAAGGGTGACGGCAAAGGCGAAGAAGGCAAGGGCGATGACAATATTGGACCTGCTAAATTAGATTATGAAGGTTTAAAAGCTAGTGTTGATACTTTTGAAGGTCAATTTAAAACTGCCATTGATGATAGTTTTAGTTTTGTAAATGATGTAAAAGCTAGTTTAACGGATACTTTGCAAAAGATTAAAGACGGAAATTTAATGTCTTTGAAGAAAGGGGCAGTGCCGACAACTTGCCCTTTGAGCTTTCAAATTGATATGACTTATTTCTCTAAGAATTTAACTTTTGATTTTTGCAAAATTGTTTCGCCAGTTTCTTCATCTCTTTATATTTTATTTTACTTGTTTTTCTTTATCTTGTTCTTGGTTGTAACTATTAAATTATTTATTTTAACGTTTATGGGGTGGTAGTCTATGCCTGCGCTTGTAGCAATGATTGTTAATTTCTTTGGTTTCTTTAAATGGGGCAAAATTGTTGATTATGCTCTTCGTGCGGTGGCATTTTCTAAAATGGTTATCATTAATGCCATTTTGGGCGGTTTAATCCTTTCTTACGCAACTGCTGTTCTCTATATAATCAATTTTATATATTCGAAATTTAACTTTGTGGTTGATTATGTTAATAATTTACCAACTGGTAATGATAAAATTTTAACTACTGCTTTGGCTTTTATAAAATCTCTTGGCGCTTGGAATGCCTTTTGTGATGTAATGGCTATTTTTTCACCTATCTTTTTGAGCTTCTTTCTTATCTATGCTACAAAGATTGGCATTGTTGTTTTTAAATTTGTTCGAGAAACAATTTTATCTTTTATTGTTGCGAAGTCTTAAAAATGATTACATATTTGATTGGTAACCCTGGAAGCGGTAAAACATATTACGCAGTATATATGATTTACCAGATCTTTCTTTACGAGCCAAAGAAGACATTTTTAACTAAATTTGTTAAGCCTAAAGAAAAGCCAGATTATTCATTTTGTTATACGAATATTAATGAGTTTAAATTTGAGCTATGCGATAAATTTAAGAAGTTTGATTTTGATGAATTTTATTTAGGCTTAAGAAATTTATATGCTCTTTATAAGACTGGTGCGACTGATAACGAAGTAAATGAGAAAGCTAAAGAGTTAAATTTATATGGTTGTGTATTCGTCCTTGACGAGTGTCATAACTTTTTTAAAAATCAAAAAGATGAAATTTTAGTTTGGTGGCTTACATATCATAGGCATCTTTATCAAGATATTTATCTCATTACGCAAGATCTAACTCTAGTAAATAATGAATATAAACGTATTGCAGAGAAATTTTATAGAGCTTCGGATAGCTCGCGAAGATTATTTTCAAAAAAGTTTCGCTATGAAATTTATGCATCTTATAGGCTTTTTAAAAAAGATAGATTAGAAATTATCAATATTCCATTTCTTCAAGAAGTTTTTGACTTATATCATTCAGGGCAAAGCTCAAATAAAAAATCATTTGTTCGCTTTTACTTTTTCTTAGCTTTTTTAGTCTTTATTTTTCTCTTGCTTTTCTTTTATTTTGTTGTTATGTCTTTATTTGAAACCGATAAACCTAAAAACGAGAATTTACCTATTGAAAATAAAATTCCTTCTTCTGCTCCATTTTCCGAGCAACCTAAAAATTCAAGTTTATTCTTTGATGATAAGAAGCCTAAAAATAATAATATTGATATTCCTGAAATTTATATTTATGATATTACTTGCCTTAACAATAATTGCCATTTTAGCGATGATTATCATTTATTCCCATTGTCATTGATTAGTTACATTTCTTCAACGCATACCCCATTATATTTTTATTTCGAGCCAAAATCTCACGAGCTTGTTAAATACTACTATGTATTTGACAAGCCAGTTTTTCAAAATTTACAAAAAAATAACAAAGGTGTTTCCGATGAAAAGTTTAATCAAATTCCTAATTCTTCCGTGTCTGCTATTAAATAGCCTTTTTTCTGCTGAAATTTACACTGATTTGCTAGATTTCGCACGTTTAACGAGCAAGGCTAACAATATAGCTATTGTAACTGATGAGAGCATTCATCAAGGTGAATATTACTTTATATATCAAGATGAAGTAAAAATCACGATTTCGATGTTTAGAAAGATGCTTGAAGCAAAGAATTTGTATCTTTACAAAAAAGATAATTTCTACTATGTCAGCTCTCAAAAATTGCCTGATTATGATTTAAGGCGAATTGATCTTAAAAATTACGTTGTCGAAGATGTTAATAAAATTCTTAGCCAGTTTGACTTAAATGCTACCTATGCTACCGCTTCAAACTCTGTTTTTTTTAGAGCTGATGATTATATTTTTGACCAGGTAAAAGACGCTATCGCTAAGATAGATAAAAGCTTAGAGCAAGTAACATTTAAGCTTACTATTACCGAAACAAATTTAAAAGATATAAAAGATTTAGGCACAAATTTACAAGGCTTACTTAAGCCACTCAATCATGGTGATTTAGCCTATTATATAAATTTAATTACTTCCCCTTACATTACTAATTCAAACGTCATAAAGAATAATGATAGTGCATTTTTTGGTATATTAAATTTTCTTGATACAAACGGCATTACAAAAATCATCTCTTCGCCAGTCTTGACGGCAAAAAATCACACAGAAGTTTATTTTAGTTCAGTCCAGAATATCCCTTATCTCGTTTCAAAAACTGATATATCAAACGTTAATTATCAAAAAACCGATAGCTATGAATATAAAGACATTGGTTTAAAAATCAACTTAAAACCTATAATTCTATCCGATCACATTGATTTCGACTTACATTTAATCCTTGAAGATATCCTTTCTCAAAGTTCATCACTAACTCCCATTGTTTCAAAGAAAGAGCTTAAAAGTTCATACTCTTTAAAGCGTGGCGACGTTCTAGTTCTTAGCGGTATCAACAAAACAACTTCCACGAAGCTAAGAAACGGCGTTCCTATCCTTAAAGATATTTGGCTTCTCAAGTATCTTTTTTCAGTAGAGCAAGACAGCGAGATCAACTCTGTTTTAACTCTCACAATTCAAATTTTATAAGTTTTAAGGGGTGCAGGGGCTATTCCCCTGCAAAAGGCGAGTAGTAAGCTTTTTAGTTCGTCCAGCCTTTTCGAGCCGTGCAACAAACGAGCCAGCTGGGTCATAAAAGCCCCCTTTCGCCTAAGTGTGTTTTGGCGCAGCCAAAAAGCCAACCATTTGTGCGGACGAAGTCCGCCAAATGGTGGCTCTTGTCAAATTATTAAAAAAATGCCAGTTTTAAGGAAGCGATTATGCGAGCAGGGAATTTATACGGTGTTTCGCCCTTTGATGTAGAGCTTTGCCAAGAAAAGCTAGATGGTCAAAGGGAGTATATGCGCTCTTTTTCTTTTGTTAATAGTTTAGGGCAGGTTAGAAATTTGCTTGATATTTCAATGTCAGCAAACTTTAGCCCTAAATATTACGCTGAAGTTTCTAATCGTGTAAATGTATTTAGCTCATTTGCGATTGATAATTTTCAAGTACCAGTATTTTTAACTATTACGTTAAATGGGTGTTTTAGGGGTGCTTTAAGTGGTGATTACTCTAAATTTAAGCCTATTGATTACAAGTATTTGCCTGATGAAGTTAAATATAAGGCTAAAAATTTAGCTTCTTTAACTATTTCTGATTTGATTGCTGTTCTTAATCATCAATGGCGTTTATTTTGTAGGCGGTTTAAAGATAAGTTTAAGAAAATTGATATTAGTTATATAAGATGTTTTGAGCCACACAAAAAAGATGGCGTCCCACATATCCACGCTTTATTTTACGTCCCAGCTTATACGTTAGATTTTATGAAAAGAATTTATACAAATATCTTTTATGCTCCACAAAATTTAAAGACAGATGCCATTACAAGCGAGCAAGAGAAAAATGGAGAGTTAAACGGCTTTCAAACTAGTATCAATAATCCCAGCGGTTATGTTATGAAGTATATTCAAAAGACTTTTATCAACTTAAAAGAAACGCAAGATTTTGATGAGCTTTCAGCCTGGTATGTAAAGCATAAGGTAAGACGTTTTTTGAGTTCTCGTACCAAAGTGCCTTTGTGGGTATATAGGAAGATAAATTTTATTAGCTCAATGCAGGATTTTTATCATTTAAACGACTTAACAAACGATCATAGGGCATTAATAGAGTGGAATAAAAAAGATGATTACATATATATAAATTTACCTTTCAACAAAGAAGAGATCATTTATTTAAATGGTAGGTTGGAGCATTACATTGGTGGTAGGCTTTTGAATTTTTACGATAGATTGAAAACTGATAGCCAAAAATATGAAGATGCAAGCGATGAAATAAAGAATTTTGGCAATACTCTAAAACAAAAGCAGGTATTGAAAATTTGCGATGAGCTGTTTAAGACCGAAAAAAGAGTTAAGCCAGTAAGTAAAATGCGAGATTACGAGCTAGTTAATTATTATCAAAGCTTGGGCGGTGATGTTAATGTTCAACATTTGGCTTATGTTGAAAATTTAATGCTTGATCGTAACTTAGATAATTTTACACACTATCACGAAAGGCACGATCTTAATGCCCCTGATATTGATAGCTTTGTAGATAGATTTTTGGTTTGCAATGAGTTTTGAAAATGTGTTTAAATGAGCTTTTTGATAATTATATTAGCTATTACGAGCTTATTTTAAGCCCTTCAACTCTTAGAAGCGATATAGCTACCTATAACAAGCATTTTAAAAACTCTCTAGGCTTAAGAGATATAAAAGAGATAAATTTCATCGATATTCAAAAATTTTGCAATGATTTAATAAAGCAAGAATATAAGATAAAGACAATTAAAAATATTGTTGCTAAGCTTAAAGTAATTTTTAAGCTTGGTATAAAGTTGGAGCTAATAAATAAAAATCCTTGTGATTTTATTGAACTACCAAAATTTGACAATAAAAGATATTTTGATTACTCGATAACTATTCAAAAACGCTTTATTAAGGCTATTTGCGAAAACACTGATGATAACTCTGATATATTCTTTTTCTTACTTCACGGCAGGCGTAAAAATGAAGTATTAAGCCTTAAATTTAGTGATATAAACTTTAAAACAAGGACTTATACTATCCCTTTTAAGATCAATAAGGCGAAAAGAGATATGATCTATAAGATGAGTGATGAGCTATATACTAGGCTTTATAAAAGGTATATAGTTGCCAAAGAGCAAAAACGTTTAAATGATTATGTCTTTATTAATCCTATGACAGATGATAAATTTAAAGATTTACGTAAAAGCTGGGCTTCGCTTCTTAAAAGAAATAATTTGCCAAAGATAAGATTACACGATATAAGGCATTTAATAGGCACATACTCAATTAATTATCTTAAAATTCCTATCGAGCAAGTTTCATTTACTCTAGGGCATACAAATATAATTACAACTCAAAAATACATAACTTCAAACGTTAAAAAATCAAAAGAAACTATCGAAATTTTACTAAATTCAATTTCAGATTAATTTAAGCGTTTTAAAAAGTGGCTCGGAATGCTGATAAAATCGGTATTTGGTTGCGGAGGACGGATTTGAACCGCCGACCTTCGGGTTATGAG